GGACATCTGGCAAAATTACCTGGCTGGGACGCAAGAGCTGTATCACGTCCCGTGCCACGCCTGTGGACACATGCAGGCCATGGAGTTTTCCCAGATGCGCTGGGATCAGGACGCCCGCTTGCCAGACGGCAAGTGGGATCTGAAAAGGGTGGCCGAGTCTGCGCGCTACGAGTGCGAAAAATGCCAAGCGGAATGGGCGGAAAGCCATCGTCGCAAATCCATCGAGCAGGGCAGGTGGGTAGCGTCCAACGCAAACGCCGAGACCGGCCGGCGCTCTATGCGTTTGCCTAGCTGGTATAGTCCTACCGTCACGTTTGCCGATGTCTGTAAAAAATTCCTAACGGAAAAGCATTACCTTCACGGCCTGCAGGGATGGGTTAATGGGTGGGCTTCCCAACCCTGGGACGACCAATTCGATGACGACGCCAGCGTCGAGATACCCGCGGGGGCTTTTGCCAAGCGGCAGGAGTGGCCGATGGAGCATCTCAAGCTGGCGGCGATTGACCGGCAGATCGACGGCTACTGGTTTGCGATCCGTGCATTTGCCAAAGATGGGACTAGCCGCCTGTGGGACGAGGGGCAGGCGCGGACGATTGAGGACGTGGCGCATCACCTGGAGGCGCATGGCGTCCGCCCCGAGCACGTCTGCATGGACTCAGGCTACGAGACGCAGGACTCCTACCGCATCTGCGCCCGCTACAAGTGGACGGCGATCAAGGGCGAGGAGCGGGCCAATTACTGGGTCGAAACCCCGCGTGGCAGGATGAAATCCGTGCACAGCACCCCGCAGCCGACCGACGCCGGCTGCATGCTGATCCTTTTAAGTTCGCCTGGGTGCCAGGATCTTTTGGCGTGGTTACGGCGGGGGCAGGGGCCGCTTTGGGAAATTGCCCACGACGTCAGCCCCCAATACCGGGAGCACATGAACAGCCACAAAAAAGTACACCGGATCAACCGCAAAACCGGGCGAGACCTTTATGAGTGGATCCGCATCAAGCAGCGGCAGGATCACTTGTACGACTGCGAAACCTACCTAGCCGGCTGGGCCGTGTATGGAAAAATCATCGCGCCGACCGGAGCGCTTGAGGCTAATTCCGGCCAGGACGCGACAGCTGCTGAAGGAGCACCGACCGCTCCTCGTCGCTGATGCTCTGATCGTTTAGGCGTTCCAAAATTTGCTGCTGGATTTCCAGCTCGGCTTGTTTCAGCTCCAAATCCCCCTCTTTTTTCATGCGTAAGGCTTTGCGCCAATCCCGCACCTGAATGCCGGCCCACACCCCAATCAATACGAAAACCAGCAGGGTGCCTCCCACATAAGCAAAATCATTAGAAAAAAAGTCTCCGACAGCCTCCAAAACCGGAACCGTAATGTCCGTCAGCTCCATACAATTAACTTATGCCATCCGTTGACACTGTCCAGTCCCTTCGATGGCCGCCTATACCCGCGAATTAGCGCGGGCTGTTGCCCTGAATGAGCTGAAACAAGCGTCCGGGGTCACGGCCTCTGCCGTTGTTGCCCTTGAATCCATGCGCGATTCAGCCATGTCCGGTGTTGATTCAGGCAGGTCGGTGGTGGGCAGTTCGGCCGGAGGCCAGTCCGCCAGCTTTGCCATCGACATGAAACCCACCGAGCGCGTCACACTTTTTCAGGCGGCGATCGATTTCCTGCAAGGCGCCCGTGTCTCTCGCACCACCGGTTCCTTCACCAACATCTATGACGCCTAAACCCGTCTCATTGGTGCAGCGGATTGGAGCCGGAGTAAAGGCGTTTGCCGCAGGTTACGGCGGTGGAATCTCAACGTTCCAGCCTTACGAGGGCGCAGGCTTTTCACGCAAGCGGCCAATCATCTACGGGGCCCACGCTCGTGATTCCAAAATTGATCTGACGGAATCCACCAGGACAGAGCTCCTTAAGCTCGCCCGCCACATGTACCGAAACATTGGTCTCGTCAAAGGCGCCGTCGATTCCATTGCCGCCTACTCCATCGGCCCCGGCCTGCGTCCGCAGTATCGCGGAACCGACCAAGAGTTCGGCAAGCTGGCCGAGGCGTACTGGCGAGACGTAATTTCCCCAGCACCCGAGGTGACCGGCCGCATGACTTGGACCGATCTCCTTATGGCGCTTTCCCGCTCCATCGACGTGGACGGGGACGTGTTTGTCGTTATGACCGATTCTGGGAAACTGCAGGTCGTTGAAGGTCACCGCGTATGCGAAGGCGACGACTACGGCACCAGCGACGGCGTCTTTTTGGGAAAACTAGGCGAGCCAACTGCTTACCTCGTAGAAACCAACGACCAGTACCGCAAGATCCCAGCCGAGCTCATCGTCCATCTCATGGAGCTGGAGCGGCCCGACCAGATCCGCGGCGCGTCCGCCTTGGCCCGTGCGCTGAACCACCTGCGCGATCTCAAGCTCGTCACCGAATTTGAAAAAGATGCGCTTAAGGTTCAGAGTTCCATCGCCGCCGTCATCGTCAGCCAGGATGGCGATCCGCTGGCCAACACCGGCGGATTCTTTGGCAAGATACAGGAACGGGACTCTGGTAACGACGTGGCCCGCGAGGAGATCACCAGCTCCGCCAACATCCCGCGCCTGGCTCCAGGCGAAAAGATCGAGAACCTTTCCCCGACCCGCCCTGGGTCCAGCTTTGAAAACTTCGCCAAGTTTCTTATCCGTGACATCGCTCTAGGTCTCAACCTGCCGCCAGAGTTCGTTTACGATCCGGCCTCCGTAGGCGGGGCCGGGATGCGGTTTGTCGTCGCCAAGGCTCAACGCCGTTTTGAGCAGCGGCAGCGCCTGCTCATTGACCGCTTTTGCCAGCGCGCCTGGCGCTACTTCATCGCTCGCGCCATCACAGCCGGCGACCTGCCCGAGGTGAAAGACTACGACCGCGTCTCTTGGCAGACACCCAAGAGCCTCACCGTGGATGCCGGCCGCGAGGCCATGCAGGCCCGCGAGGACTATAAGGCCGGCCTTTCCACCTTGGCTGATTACTTTGGTGAGCTTGGCCTCGATTGGCAGGAACAGGTAGATCAGCGGAAACAAGAACAAATTTATGTGTCAGGAGGAGTAACAGTTCAGGGCGATCCATTGATTACAAAAATAGGAGTTGGCGGAGCTCAAGCCCTAACTGCAATTTTGCAGGGACTTGGAACAGGACAGATTGCGGCAGAGCAGGCGCAAGTAATTCTTGTTTCTGTTTTTGGGCTGACAGATCAAGATGCTCAAAAAATTACTTCAAATGCCAAAGCGATTAAGCCATCAGAAAATTTGCCTGATCTAAAAAAAACATCTACTTACACCAACGATCAGTCATCGTCTCAAGTCTTACAGCCTGAGCAAACGGCAATCGACACGCAGGTTCAGGAGAAGTCAAAAGCCGAGCTTCAACACTTGACTGCTCCAGTAACCAAACCCATGCAGGCGAGCGTGAAGATTGTCCAGCCCAAGGCAGAGGCGTTTATTATGAAGGACGAGCCGGACTTCACCCTTTCCGAAAAAGAGGCCGACATGGTGGCCAAGGCCATCGGCTTGAAAAACAAACCCGCCAAAAAGAAAAAGGTGTAGTTGACGCTGGCCGGCCGATATGGCCACCAAGCTAAACAACGTCTCCATCCTCACGGCCGGCGAGGCCAAGGGTCACAACCTTCTCATCGACGAAACCAGCCTGCAACAGGCCCTGGCCGTCGCCCAGTCCATGGGCCGGATCAAGGTCACCAACGGCCACGGCGCCCAGCAGGTCATGGACATCCTGGGCTACGTCGAAAACTTCCGCATCGAAGGCAGCCGCCTGCTCGGCGACCTCACCCTCCTCAACAGCGACAAGGCCGATTACGTGGCCAACCTCGCCGGCCTCATGCCCGATCAGTTTGGCCTGAGCCTTACCTTTTCCGGCGTGCCCGAGGACCGGGCAGGGGAGCGCTTCGCCCGGGTCACCGAGATCTACGACGTCTCCGTGGTGACCCAGCCCGCCGCCAATCCGGCCGGCATGTTCAGCGCCTTTAGCCGCCTGCCGGTTGACACGTTTTCCAAACCACAAATG